CGTCAACTTGTACCATGTACTCTTCATCTGTTTCTAGGAACTTCTTCATGACAGAGTTTTTCCCAGTACCAGCAGTACCGTCTGATTCGGTTATGTGATAGGTAATATTGTTTTCTTCACAATATGCGGAGGCAGATCGAACGTAGTCATCATCGAGGGAATTGATGATGACTACTTGTTCTTCGATTGGAATTGTCTCTTTGTGACGTACCAGAGACGACAGATCCGTAGACGTGAGTATGTAAAATTTCATACTACTATCTAGGGTAAAACTTAACTAAGATATTCGTTTAATTGAGCGATCAGTTTATCTTTAGTTAATCTACGATCTAGTTCGAGTCCGTGTTGACGACCTAATTGTTCTAGTCGTATTTTACTCATCTTACTAAGATCGAGAACTTCTTCTACTTGATCAACTAGTGTTTCTTTACTACGTCTTCGATCAAGTTCTACACCGTGTGTTCGTCCCAGTGCTTCGAGTTCTACTTTTGTCATCTCATCTAGAGATTTGTTACCCACAGGTGCTTCAGTCAATGATTGTACGTCAGCGCCAGCTAATCTTGCATTAACTAACATATCTACTTCATCATTGTGATCCTGTAATTGTTCTAGAGAGAAACCTCCAGAAACATACAGCTCACCTGTATCGGGATCTTCCCAACCACGTTCGGTCGGGATTGCGTTACTACACCAATTTGGTGGTACTAATTTAGCCATAATATACTCCTAAGTTTTATTTACGAAGTTGTTCTAGAGTTTTCTGAATTAATTCAGATTGTTCTTTAACTTTAACAGGTGCTTTGTCGCCTTGTGGATTATCGCCTGGACGTTTCTTAGGTGATGGGCCACCACGACCTGCCGCTGTTACTTTGTCTTTTGCATCTTCAACATTATCTTCGACTTTCTTGTCAGACTTACCTTTGTGTTGATCAGCGAACTCTTTCTCTTTCTTAGATTGAGTTTCACCGTGTTCTTCACCGTCAGCTTTCTTCTCAAAGATGTTTTCGATTGCGTTCAGTAGATCTTCGGTGGCATTTTCGAAACCTTCTTTTGCCATTGCCTTAGATACTGCTTTACGTCTCTTGTGTAAGAACTTGTCCGAAGAATCTACATCACCATCGTTGTCGATGTCTTTGTCTTTACGATCTTTGAACTTCTTCTTAACTGCTTTGGGTTGGACTTTGTCTAAACCTTCACCGTCATCATCCTCATCATTAGAGTTGTCTTCATCGACAGGTGGTTCTTCCTTCTCGTCATCATCCTTTTTCTTCTTCTTAGGTGGAATGACTTTGTCCTCTTTTTCGTCTCCAGACTCATCGTCCTTCTCTACGTCAACATCTTTACCAGCAGGAACCGCTTTCTTACCTTTCTCTTCTTCATCATCTGCTTTCTTTTTACCGACAGCAGCTTTCTTTAGAAGTTCAGGATCGATGTCTTCTTTCTGTGTTTCAGAGACAACCTCAAGATATGCCTCTTTCATTTTTTTAATATCTGAGATATTCATGTTGTCTCCTATTGACTTAACCAGAAGTAGTCAACTACAACACCTACTGTTGCGATTGCTACCATGTATACTATTGAGTTAATGATTTGCACTGTACGTGCATTATCGTCTACCTTTTTTTCTATGTCATCTAACTTTTGAGAAAATTTATTCATTCGTTCGAAATGATTATGATTATTCTTTTCGATTGCGATTAGTTTCTCCTCCGCACGAGCGAGACTGATCATGGCATCCGAGAGTTTATCAATCTTCTCTTCAATACGATCTAAACGTTGTTGATTTGTGTCTGCCATTTACAGTTTTCCCATGTGATAAAAGTCTTTCGACTTATACTATTTATACTTCTATGATCCTTAAAACTAACGTAGAATCACCTTTAATTATTCTATGGTATTCCATTCTATTAATGGTATAACTATGACCTTCCAGTAAGTCGAAAGGTTTTTTGTTATCCAGTTGGAGTTCCCATCCATATCCTTCCATGACGATTATTCTTCTAGTCCTTTCATCTCTATGCCATACTAGTTCTGCATCGTCAACTTTAGGATCAAATGTTCTGATCCTAGATCCATCATGTAATACCATCTCAAGGTATGGTTTACCAGAAGAAACTTCCGCCACCACTTAACCCTAACTGTTTCGCATATCGGGGTAAACGACATGCCCAGTATGCAGCTTTTGTTCTGTCATTCTGTTGGTCACACTTGTGACGAGCTGCAAACGATTTACGTGCCTTGGGATCATTCAACTTTACTTTAAGTCCAGTTGTATCACCCCATGATACTTTCTTTACTTTGTCTCCATCTTTAACATATACGTAGTACTTCTTAGGGCCACCACGCATAGGTTTACCGATTGGTTTCTTCTCTTCTTCAAAGATACAATCCAATGCAACATTCTCTCCATCGAATTGTGCAAACTCACCTAGATTAGATTCCATGATATCTACTTCAGCGGGATCTATATTTAGGTTTCCGTTATAGTAATCTTCACGACACTGTCTCCAGTATTCGAAGTATGCTTCTGATCCAACACGGTAGATATTACTTTCTACTAGGTTGGATTCTGATCCGCAGTTACAGTGGTCGTTAAATGACTTCATCGTAATCTCATTGCCTTTTGCATATCTTGTGGACTGTTACTAGCCAAGTTTGCAAACTTTAATTTTTGATCGTTTCTCTTGATCTGTGCATACTTCTGAAGTACTGCCTTTGCAAGATGTTGTTTTAGGTTTACTTTCTTACCGTTCTTGAACTCAACCTGTCCACCCTTCGGTAAGTCTGCAACTCTACGTAACTGGACAATAATATTCTTGTCAGCTGCTTTACGATCATCGTCCGTTGCTTTTATATCTATATCAGCTGGATCTACCGCTTCACATTGACGTTGTGCGGATAAAAGTTTCTTCGCTTTCATACGATCATGATATGAGAATGAATGTGATTTGCCTGTCTTGTCATCCTTAACGATATAACCAGATGCAGTCTTCTTAACAATCTTACCAAACTGTTTGTTACCTTTTGAGTCGTAGTAATCTAACTCTAGTCCAACTCGTGCATCTTTCTGAGTTTCTGTACCCATACCTTTTTGTGCAAGTTGACGATAGTTCTCAGTAAGGTCTTCGTTGACACCAATCTTATATGATTTGATAACAACAGCCATATCACCCCAACCAAGTGTGGCGTCTTTACCACCTCGACTGAATAGGGTAAACTTAGTTTTATTACGAGAATCGTTAGCGTCTACCATGTTAACTTTGTCAACATTATATTTTGCACTACGAGTCTTACTCTTAACTTGGAGTTTTACTTTGTGTCCTTTCTTCATTGAAGAGTCAAACACAAATGAGATAACATCACCCTTCTTGATCTTATCAAAGTCTTTACGTGATACTGCCATCTCTGATAGTTCTTCAGAATCTTCGAAGATCTTTACTGCTTTCTTTAGAGGGATTGTTGCGATGTCACCGAAGTTATTCTTGGTACGAACCATAACTTTACGACCACTCTGATCTAACTCTAAAGAGTAAGTCTTACCGTCTTTACCTTTAACGTTGTGTAATGCTTTCTCGTTTACTTCAGGTTTCTCGTGAGTATAACCCATCTTTGCCATACGTTCATGGTCGGCTTGAGTCTTTGCATCATACTCTTTACCAGTCTTGGGATCATACATCTTGTGAGGTTTAAATTCTTCTGCCAACTTGAATGGTGCTTTCTTACGGATAGTTCCCTTACGTAATGCATCACCAATTAGTTTACCTAACTTGGCACTGTCGTATCTTTTGTACTTGGGCATAGACAATAGAATGTCTTGTGCTTGACCGTCAGACTTACCTTTCTTCTTGAGTTGTTCGTAGTCTTTAAGTAGATTACGGTTTTCATCAAGTTCCACAGTTTCTTCTACTGACTCATTCTGTCTCTTGAGTACTGCCGCCACTTGTTTGTGTTTGGATAAACCTTTCTTGATCTTTTCGATAGCACGAACTGCACCAGAGTAGTTACCACCAGCATATCGTTTGTCAGAGGCAACACCGATTGCCATCTTGATTTCTTTGGGGGTGAATCTCTCTTCTAACTCGACATTTTCTTGGGTAACAGACTCCATATACATGTTCAACTCGTAACGCTTGTTGTCCAAGTTCGCAACTTGAATATGTGCGTGACGGTTCTTCTTGTTAGTCTTCAAGATGTACTTGTTAGTCTTACCCGAAGATGGTTTCTTCGGCCCAGTTGCAACTTTGTTGTCGATGTCGTTCTTATCTACTTCAAACCCTTTCTTCTTGGCAAAAGCGTAAGCGTGTTGCATCGCACCACTAAATGTTTTGTGATAGAGGTCATAACCAGATGATGATTTTGCCTCACGGATTTGTTTGAACGATTTCATTTTTATGCTAGATCCTTGTCGTGATTTAGGTTACCCTTTTTCTTCTTAACGATAAAAGCGTTAACTCTTGCGTAACCCCATTGTTGAGGAGTGGTGCCAGGTCTGTGACCTGTCTTCCAAGCGGCTACACCACGGTTATAAACTTTTCTTAATGTGTCAACAGAGATACCAGATTTCTTTGCCTTCCCAGCAAGTCCTTCTCCCTCTTTCTCGATGATATCGTATAACGAATATCTTCCTTCTTCTAGGTATTTTTTAAAATTTATCATTTGGTCTCTCTGTTTTTATTTTTAGCTTGAGCGAGTCTAGCACGATCCAACATTCGGTCGTGTTTCTTTTTATCAGACTCCTTCTCTTGGTCGATTTGTTTTTTGGCATCATCTACTGCATCTTCAGGTAACAACTTGTGTAACTGAAGTCGGTCAACACTTCTATAAGATTTTGCAATCTGTTGAGCGTAGTAATTAGTACTGTGTGGTAATTTACCACCATTCTCTTTCTTCTTACGTACTAACAGATCTGTTAGAGTCTTCAATGCGTGTTGATATTCTTTACGATTAGTCGTGATAGACTTAATCTTATTCAACATCTTGCCTTCGGTAGTCTCTGTAGTAATAGTCTTACTAGTAGACTTGAAGTTCTTCTTACGCATTATTGTTTTATTAATAACTTCAAACTCTTCTTTGTTACGATTATATTTAATCACAACTGGTAGATTCAGATCCGACTGTAGGTCTTTGATTACTGCCTCACTATCTGGATTCTGTCTAATGTTCTTTGCTTTGTTCTTCGCAATCTTCTTGAATACTTTTTGCAACTCATTAACCGTAATAGCTGGTTTGTTGCGTTCATCATTCATACGATCACGGAAATGACGTGTGAATTCGATATCGACATCGAACTTTGCGAGGATTCGATCTGCGAATTTCTCAAGATCACTGAGTTGTTTTGCAGAGACTTCCTCGTACATGTCTTTGAATGCTTTCGTATACTTGGAAGGTTTCGTTTTCGCCTTTGCATCGCCTGGAGCTGGTTTATAGGCGGAATCATCATCGTCTGCTTTCTTCCCATGTTTCTTAAAGTGGGCATCCCTTGCCACCTTGGTTGACTTCTTTAGTCCTTTGTGGTAACGTGCTGGTTGAGTTCCTTCTCTATCTTTAATGTCAGCGTCTTGCTTCTTACCACTTCCCCCTTCTACTAGTTCAACCGCATCCAACCACTTGCGGTACTTCTTTTCTCCACACTCTACTATGACATAATTTGATCCAAGGAAACTAACCGTGCCAAGTTCTTCGGTTTCATTGATGACAACCGAATCACCCACTTGGTATAGCGCTCCTTGTACATACTGTTCCCTTGTTTCTGAAACAACAGGCAATTCCACGTGATTCTTGAATGATCTCTCTTCCTTGAGTCCCATTCCTCTACGCACATCATTAAACAATGATCGTGCATCTTTATTGGACATGGTTCTCGGCACACCTTGTGAGAAACTCACAAAGTCATTTGCGGAGGCATTTGCCCGTTGTTTGGATGCAGACATGCCCTCTACACCCTCAGCATCAGGATCTCTTGCACCAGCAGATACAATATTGATCCTTTTAAAATTATAGAAACCGTGCCTTGCTTTGACACCGTTGTATTTGTTCAAGAGAGTATCAAACTCCCTAATACGATCTTCCCCTACAACCATAGTTACGTTACGATAACCTTGGTCATATAATGATGCAGCTACATCGAATACGTTTTTTACTTTCTTATCCAACATGACGTTCCGTGCGTGTTTAGGAAACATCTTGCGGATATGTTTGATCTTTTGTGTGTAAGTCAATGGATCCTTTTTAGGATTTTGAGACTGAGACACAAACACTTTATAGTCTGACTTACCAGACTTTGTGGATAGAGTATCCATTACTTTACCGTGACCGATAGTAGGCGGGTTCATTCTACCAAAGGTAAAATAAACTTCACGTTCCTCTTCGATCAGGTATTGACTAAAATTCTTTATCACTCTTTGCCCTTATTCTTTTTCCTTGCGAGTTCTTGTTTGCGTACTTGAGGTAACAACTTCTTCGCAAGTTTATCAATCTTTGGTTTCATCTTGTCTAGACGTTTTTCTATTTCCATTCGTCTAGCCATATTTAGGTCACCTTTAGACTGACCTTTTGTCAACTTTTTGGCAATCATATTACGTGCTTGTTTCTTTGCACGTTTCTTGAGTGTGTCCATATTCGCCATCTTACGAGCAGCTCTTGCACGACCGATTGCAATCTTAGGAGCGAGTTTTTTCATTTGACGTGCCTTTTTCAGGCGCTGTTGGATAGTAAGTGCTTCATCGGGCCCTTCGGTGGTGGTTTCCCCACTGTCCCTTTTACGCTTCTTACTATTGAGTGCGAGTTGATCATCCCCAGTTTGGGTATAGTCAACTGTTACGAAATCTTTGAAACCTAATGGTTTAGGCATATCTTCCTCTTTTGGTTTAACCCATTAATTACGACTAGGTTTATCCCAGCCTTTAACAACATCGGGTGAAAAGTTATTATAGGAAAATTCCATCCTATCAACCAATTTCACCGCATCACCACCAAGTGTGTCGATTGCAACGTATCCTTCCTCACCAGTGGTCTTATAACCATTCCTAGTTTGGACAAACGTGTCAATCTTTTTTAATCTATCAAGTTTATTTATAAGAATTAGTTTCGCAAGAACGATAGTTTTTTGCAATTCTATCATACTGACTAACGCTTTTTTATTATCTACTGAGAAGAATTCGAGTATCTCATCTAACTTTTTTTGTTGTACTCCCTTTCCTTTTGCAGTCTTTCTCTTGTCTATTTCTTTCTGATACTTGTCCTGTATCCACTTGATTAACTTGGTTACGTGCGTAGAAGTGTTGCCGATCACTGCCCCTTGCCGCACATAAGTGTTATTAAACTGTTCAATCAACTGTGCAATATGTTGTTTACTCTCTAGTTCACGTAGAGTGGTTCCAGAGATCTTATTGAATAATAGTCCACATTTACTTAGTAATTGATTAACTCGATCAGTTTCTTTCTTGGACATAGTAGCTTGTTGTACGTCACGTAACATTGCATCCTGTGACCATACGTTTACAGAATTGCGAAACTTCGACACGTCCACACCATATGTCGCTCGCATCGACTCAAAGTCTTTACCAGTATAGGTTGTATGCCATACAATACCGATCTTCGCCTTCTTAATTTCAGATGCTTGATCTACAGGTACGGCATAGATAATAGTGTTTGGATGGAAGGTAACGTAGGGAACACCATCGAATTTTTTTGTTGAGAGATCTTTCTTTGAAAACAAGAAGTCTCCTTGAATGACTCCCTTGATTCCCAGATCAGGAAGATACTTTAACGCCTCTTTCAATTTTGTATTCAAGTCGCCGTCTGTATCAGCATCTATATCCGCATCAGTCTTATAGACCTTTGGGTTCTTCGCAAAGATACCTTTCTTCGCAACAAAGAACTTACCATCTGTGGGATCTTCACCACAGAAGATTGCAGGCGCACCGTCCCACTTTACAGATAGGTTACCAGCTTTCTTTCCAGACAACATATCACGCATGTCACGTAATGCATTGATTGCTTGACGTGTACCATTCACACCCCCATAGAGAACTTTGTCCTCAATGTGAGTCATGTGTGTGTTCTTTTGTTCTGTTATAAACTCTTGGAAATCCATTAGAATTTTATCTTGTTGTTAAAAGAAGGATCTGGTTTTACTCCCAGAAACGTCTTGAGTTTCATTATACCACCCTTGAAGAATGTTGTCACCTTTCTCCAAGTTTTGGTTACCCATCCACGAATGACACGTAACAGTTTCAATTCGTGTAGTTCGATACTTTCGTTTAGTTCTTCGGTCTCTTGCATTGAGTCAACGATCAATGAGATAACAGACCAGTAGTTGTACTCCCCTGTCTTGACACCCTTTAGTTTACGTGAAGATGTCTTGAATCGTGCTTGTAGTTTCATTGCATTGGCAATCTTGAGACAATATGCGTCATCATCCACAGAATGAATCTTGACTGTACCA